AATAGTATCGCCTAATGCTGAGCACGGTGCATTGCTTGGTAAATATGCAATACATCCAGCAGGACCTAAGTTATCAGCAGAAATGAAAGATGCTGGTATACATATGAATATGATGGCATCTGCTGTTAAACAAATAGGTACAAGAGAGTTTTATAAAGTATATAATTTAGACCCTACGCATATCAAACAAGATTTAGGCATAAAGCAAAGTAAAAAGTTTATTGCACCGCAAAGTATTAAAAAACAAATGCTTACTAATTTAGTAGAAGCTATGGCATTTCAAAAAGCATCTAAAGATGGTTTTACAGTTAAAGAAGCAGTTGATGGTATATTTAAAGACTTTATGGAACCACGTATTAAAGGTGATGCAAAAGCTAATGAAGCATTAGATGCGTACTTAGAGAAACTTCCTACAGCATCAGATAAACAATTAGCTAAAGAACTAGATAAGCTAGACTTTGATGCTATTGGGTTAGAACGTATAACAGATGCAATGAAGCAGCCTGGCAATCAATTGTTTTCTAAAGCATTTTATAACTATTTGTTATTAAATAGAAAGTCTGCTATAAGAGAAGAGTATGCTGAAGGTGTAATGACAGAAGCAGAATACGATGCAAATAACAAAGAAGTTGAGTACTATCATTCTGTTGCACAAAAGATGATAGCAGCTGCACGTAAAGACGCTATTAAACGTGGTAAACCAGAGAATGAAGCTAACATATTTACGCATCCAGATATAAATAAATACAGAGACAAAATGATGTCTAGTTGGATAGTAAACTCTGTTACTAAACCAAAAGTTAAAAACTCTGCTGCAGCTATTATTAGACCATACGATGAAGGATTGCAGAAAGATTTAGATGGTGTTAATCCTAGGTTAAAAGAATTAAATACAAATTCTAAAATATTCTTCCTTGGAGACAAGCATAGAAAGAAAGTTGTTGAAACAGAGCTATATGGAGAAAAAACACTCGAAGAGCTGTATAACACTTACTTAAGTAAAAGTACTCCAGAATCGGCTAAAAAACGGCTAGAAGAGGTTTTTAGGACTGCAGTTATAAGAGTTCCAGCAGATTCTAACTCTGGTACACAGATATTGCAGTTTGCTGGGTTTACTGGTAGAAATGACTATGGTATACTAATGCATGGGTTAAAGATGAGAGCATTAGGTGGTGCTGACCTTGATATTGATTCTGCGTATATGTACTTTGGTGGCAAAGGTGGTTTAAAGAAAGAATATAAAGATGTAATGGAAGCTCAAGAACAAGAGTTTTATGTTAAGCAAAAGGATGGTAGATTTAAAATAGCTGATAACAAAGCTAAAGAGTTTGAGAAAAAACTTATAGAAGAATATAGCCCAAGAGAAGATGCATTATTTAAAAGTCAGGCTGGTATGTTTGCGCCTAATATGCGACATCAAGCATCAGAAGGTGCTGTAGAAGGTAGAGGACTTCTTGGTGGAGCTGCTGTTAATCCTAAAAACATTATGGCGTCTGCATATCAAATGATACTTAATAAAGGTAAAGATGAGTTTACTGTTAAACATTTTGGTAAAGATGTAAAGGTAACTCTTACCCCTAAAACTAAACCTGAAGAAATAGATTACGCAAATAAACTAATGCGTGCTACTGTTGGATTTGCATCTGATGCAATGGATTATGGTAAACCTAAGGGCTATGAGAATTGGTACAAACAAGCATTAGAAGCTCATTTTACTGTTAAATCAAAAGTGCCATTAGCTAAACTAAACGTATCTCAGTTTAATCAAAATGGTGTTATTGGTATGTTAAGTAAAGCTAACAGCGCATACTATGGCAAAGATTATATAAATCAACGCCAATATACTATGGAAGATAGAAAAAATCTTACAGCAGAACTCATGGCCGAAGACCCAAAGAATATTACTACTATGACACCTAAAATAGCTAGGTTGTTGCATAATATAGATTATTCTGACCACGCATTGAATAGGGTAAAGTTTGATAAAATAACAGATTTATATAATAATTACAACAAAAGTGTAGCTGAGTATAGTTCTTTGAAAGGTATGTTAGGAAGAAGAACATTAAAAACGCCAACTCCTACAATAATTAATAAGTTATATCAATACAATTTATTAAATCCTGATGCGTTAGTTGCAGCTGCTAAAAACAAAAGTCAATTTTATAAAATTATAAAAGGAACAAAATTTGCTGATGAAGTAAAAGCAAAAAATCAATCGTATACAGAGCAAAAACGTATTTCTATATTAGAAAGATTAAAAGAACAGGCTGGTGATTTTTCTGGTAGAGATATACAGACAATGGTTACTGTGCAAGAACTTGTAAAGATTATAGATGTTGTTAAGAAAAGAGTACCTGGTATTACAAAAACTGAAGTAAATAAACTTATAGAAGATGCGCATACTACAGTAGAAACATTAAAAAAAGAATCTTATTTAATGAGAGATGATAGAAATAGTAGAGATGTTGATTTAGATAGTGGTAGGCAAAGAAAATCTAAAGGCTCATCTATTAAAGACCAGAATGCTATTGATGCAGAGATAAGAACATGGAAACGTGGCAGAACTGACATAGAAAAAAGATTGTTTGATACATTAATGTTAGGTTCATTAAATCGTGGTAATCCTGAAAGATTAGCAGAATTAAATGCAATTAAACTAGAAAGACCTTTAACTAAAGAAGAACAAAAAGAATACAATACAGAACTTAAAGATACAGCAAGAACGTCGTCATTAATGTTAGGTTACAACAGTGAAGCTATGGAAACTAATTCTATTGGAAAGTTTTTAGGTGAAATAAACAATATATACAACGAAGTATCTACTCATCGTGCACCAGAACAAATACGAAGAGAAGGAACTATACTATTGGAAGAGCCTACTAAAAAAGAAAGTATTGAAAAAGGGTGGCCTGAGGAATCTGATGCTAAGCTAACAGAAGTATTTACTACTGGATGGGAAGGGGTTAAAGAAGCTAAAGGTAAAACTAAATTAGATGCTGAGACTAAAGGTTATATTGATGACATTGTAATGGATTTAAAAACAGAAAACAATAAAGTTGCACAAAATATTGGATTTATTGCACGTGAAGTTGTAGGTAAAGACATAAATATATTTAATAAACAAGACTGGATGGTACTTCGTAACTGGCTTAGAGATACTAAAACTGGTACTCTATGGCAGCGGTTAAAGGGTGAAGATATTAGCAAAGTATCACAGCGTACATATTTACAGTTCCCTGAAACTATTAATAAAGAACTAATGCGAGATGAAATCGTTCTGATGCAAAAGAAAGGTATATTTATGACAGCAGAAGGTATGAAGACTGGTAAGTCTATACTGCCTACTCAGTACATGGATATTACTCAATATAGAATTAAGAGTGTGTTAGATGCAGCAGATGCAGCTAATGAAAACTTAACTTTAGAAAGAGTAAAGGAATATACATTCTTAGATGGTATACCCGAAGGTAGACAGTTATGGGAAGTAGCTATGGTTAAACGAGAACTTCCTATGGCAGAAAAGATTTTAACTGATGTAAGTAAAAAAGATAAGCCTCTTGCTATGTTCCACGCCAAAACATATACAGATGCTTTTAACGAAATTACTAAGAAACATAAATATGAATCTGATTTAAAGGATAAAGTTTATACAATTGAAATAGATAAAAAGTTACAAAAATTAAAAGGTTCTGAGATTGTTGATATTATTAATAACAAAGAAACAGAGTACTATAAAAAGGAATTAGAGCTTGCACAAGGTAATGTTCCTAGAGATGCATCTGGTAATCTAAAAATAATAAGAACTACAAAAGATGGAGAGCCTTTATATGCATTGCAAAAAGCAATAGAATTTGGAATACCTGGATTTACATCAGGTCCTAAAAATAGTGGCTACGTTAAAGGATTCTACGACCCTAAGACTAAGCAGAATCCAATCATTAACTTTGAAAAACTTGTAAATGATTTTAATAGAGCCGTAGCTAAGAATCAAAAATTACCAACAGAATTTGGTATTGATGGTATAAATACTATAGCAAGGTCAATGAAATATGAAATAGCTACTAACACTAAGAAGCTAAACAAAAAAGAATTAAAAGAAATGTACGAAACATTTCCATCTAGAACTGGCAGAATATCAGAAGAAATGTATTTTCCACATAATCATTTTAGCAAAAAGACTGCGCTTAATGCACTTAAAGAATATGTAAAGTATATACGCAAAAGCAGTTTAGATGTTAAAGAACAAGATAAGTTAATAACTAAATTAACATACAGGCACCATGCATTAACTGGTGATTATATGTTTGAAGCTATTAATACCTGGGAAGGTTTTAATAAAAGTTTAGAAAATATAGGCAAACGTAAACAGAAAAAAGAAGAACGCATAAGCTGGTTGCAGGATATTAAGAAAACTGGTTCTCAACTTAGTAGGGAAGGTCATATACCTGGATATTCATTAGACATACAGGTTCCGACAGGCTACGGTAAAAGTTTAAATAATACATACTACAAACAATGGGCTCAAATACTTGCAAGAGATACTATATCTAAGTTTGAACAGTCAATGTTTGATAGAAAAGTACCAGAAAACATTAAAGAATCGTGGTCTACATTCTTAAAGCTTTATGTGCAAGGTGCTATAGGCAACCCTGATGTGGTTCCTGAGTATGTTTATGAGAATCCTAATATGAAAATAAAAGGTACACCTTATGGATGGTGGGCTGATAATAGAGTTAAAGATAGACTTAACAAAATAGGCGACAAATTAGGTTTAATTAAGAAAGAATTACCCGAAGAGCTTAGAGGTTTAGATTTAAATGATGTACGTAACTGGAGCAACCTAGAAGCTAAATTTGAATTAGCATCGTTATTAGCACACCCTAAGTCTGTTGTTGCTAATATCTTTGGTGGTACTATGCATACTGTACAATCTGTTGGTATGAAGACTTGGATGGATGCTAGAAACAATAAGTATATGGCTTCACTTAGTGAACAATTTGCATCAAAAGAAGCTAGAGAAGCGTTTGTAATTAAACAAGGCGTACTACCTGAGCAATTACTTGAGGAATATGGCTTAGCAACAGAATATCAATCATCTCGTAATAAAGAGTTTATTGAGCTTGTTGCACGTAAACTTAAGCGTGACCCTAATTTATCTAGTGAATCTGTTTTTGATTTAGGTAAAGAAAAGGGTATAACAAGACCTATTACAGAATTAGCAGCTAAGTTTATGTCTGTACCAGAAAGAGCATTAAGAAGAGATGCATTTATGGCTCATTATCTGTTTTGGTATAAAAAGTTTAATGGCGCTGTTAGAGAGTTTGACCACCCTATATTAATAGACTTAGCTAAAAAAGGAGTTAAATCTACTCAGTTTTTATATTCTGCTCCATTTAGACCTATGTTTGCTAGAACAGCATTAGGTAAAGTAATGACACGTTTCCAGCTTTGGGGCTGGAACGCTATACGTTTTAGAAGAGAAGCATTAAAACAGGCTAGGTTGTATGGATTTAAAGGTAAAGAAGCAGAACGTGTTGCTAGAACAATGCAACTAGACCTTTTTGTATTTGCATTAGGTAATGCTTTTGCATATTCTTTATTTGATACAGCAATGCCGTCACCATGGAACTGGATGCAAGACACAAGTGAATGGTTGTTTGGTGATGAAAAAGAAAAGAAAAGAGCATTCTTCGGTCAATGGCCACAGCCTATTGCACCATTACAATTAATTACTCCACCAATAGCACGACTTCCAATGGCATCTATGAGAGCTGTATTAGAAGATGATTGGGAACGAGTAGCTAACTACTACGTACACACTATGTATCCATTTGGAAGAATATCTAGAGATTTTGTTGCTAAAAACAATTTAATAGAAAATCCAATGTCACTTGTAGATAAGTGGACAGGAATACCATTAATAGGATTAAGTAGAGCGTCTAAGGAATTAAGGGAAGGCGAAGAAAGGAAAGTCCCAACACCTGGGTCAGGACTTACTTTCTGATTCTTCTATCATACCCCACAATAACCATAAGTATACTGTAAGGTCTGTCAATCTACCACGTACATCTTCTCTTTGACTTTTATATCCTTTAACATAAGCAGATATTCCATCAAAGTGTTTTGATGCATATACCCAGAGAGCTTGTTCTCTGGATATATTGCACGATTCTGCTACTCTTTCGAAGTTAGCAAATACATTATCTTCATCATGAGCGTATTCTTTCTGCCCTGAGTCACGAGTCTTTGTTATCTTTGGTAGAATCTTCTTTTCCATCAGATTCTTCATTTCCTTGTGTTTCATCAAGACCTCCTAACTTTTCTTTCATAAATGCATGAAATGATTCTTGTGATAGTATTTTATCTTCGTCTAACTTCATAAGCAATAGATTGATTGTCATTTCTGTTGCTTCGCCTTTTTGTATAGTTTGGTTAATAACATTGATTATTTGTTTCTTACCAATGTTTTTGTATTTTGCATTACTCATCTCTTTTCTCCGTATACATTGCCATAGCTTTTGCTCGACCTTTTAGTATTGTAGCTACGTTACTGTTTTCAAACACAACTTTTGGTGTTCGTGTTGAATTGCCTTTTGTTGTTGCAACAGATTCTGCTTGTTTGGTTTCTTGACAAAGAAATAATTCGTTAGTAAGTCGTTTTATTTCTTCATCTTTATTATCTATTATTTGTTGTAGCTTTTGAACTTTATCTCTATAAAAGCTTATACTCATCGTTACCTCCTATTTGAAATGTAGTTTTTAGTTTTGCTTTCATTTTAGGTTTTGGATTACCACCATTTAAGAATCTCCATACACTATCAACAGATATAGCTATGTCTAAGTTAAACTTAAACTTTTTTAGTTGATAATTAGGTTCTCTTATCCATCTACCTTTAGTGTATAATCCTGCTAATATGCCTATTTCTTCTCCTGTTATTTTAGATAACAGTTCTGCGTACATATTTAGCTGTATTTCATGAGACTTATAATAGCCTCCTGTTTTGATGTCTATAATAGCATATTTACCGTTCATTTTAGCTATTATATCACAAGTACCTGCCCATGGTACATCTTTGTGCCACATAAACAATTCTGTGTCAATCATTTGTATTTCATTCTCTCTCCAGAATTTTTCAAACGACATAAGATGTTTACATATTTCATCATCTTCTGCTTCAACAGATTCACCATGCATGTACTTTTCTGCAAGGTCATGAACAAGCGTTCCCCTATTTGCTGCTTTATCACGTTCTTCACACGCAATTTTGTAGCTGGGGTGATTACCTAGCCATTGCTCAAAACCTTTGCCCTTACTTAGTGTTTCGCCTATAATAGTAGTAACTGAAGGCTTCCAATCATAAGAGCCAAATGGTGCATACCACCTGGCTCCTGATTCATGTCTTCTAATATCTAGGCTTTCTTTGTACAGCTCTATTTTATCCTTCATAGTTCATTAACTCCTTTATAGGCACTAACGCACCTTCACTAGCATTGTCATCACCGCCTTTTACTGGATAACTAGCTATACCTTCGTTTATTAACTTTTTAACTTTGGCTTTCATTATGTCGGTAGGCAACAATATTATTCCTTGTATCTCCCCCTCTAGGGTAAGTATTGTTGCCCACCAATCAGCCTTGGTAGTTGTTATGCCACTCAAGGTCCCACGCCATACAAATTCTACAAATATATTGCCTGTCTCTTTCCATTTATCACGTTCTGTTTTGACTTCAATCAACTTGTTTGTATCTGCTGTCAATAATTCTGATAATGTACCCTCATATTTTATTCCGAAAGGCAAGTCAATATCGTAGAATTTACTCATCATCTACTCCATTCATATGGCTTTTAGCTTTCCAAGTATACACGCCATTTAAATATGTTTCTATCCACCAACATCCATTGGCAGCTTTTTTAATAGCTTTTGTACGTCTATCCATTGTTGATGTTTTTGGTTTTGATAGTGTTCTACCTGCGTCTCTTTGCTTTGAAGAAAGATTAACGAGCGTTGTTTTTTTCTTTGTTGTTTTTATTTTCTTTAAGTCCATTTTTATATCTCCTTATCCATCTGCCGTTTCTAAATGTTAAATTAAACAGATTTTCTTGGTGTTTTATTATTTTTTCAACGCACGATATATTGTCCTTGTCGTTACGTTGTATCTTGTAGCGAGGTCTTTTATTTTCCATCCTAACAACCTTTTTAGTTTGATGCCTATTCTATCGAATCTGCTTATTTTTACGTTCATGCCATAACCTCCTGGCTTCTGCTTTTGTTGTGTTGTCTGCTTTTCTTTTTTCTCTTAATACATATGTTCCGTTTGCATAAAAGATAAAGTCTTTGTCTTCCCAATTTGCTAATTCGTATTTTGCTTCAGGATATGGTCGTGGATTAGTTAAATTCCATATCTCATCTGTTATTGTTAAAAGTGATATCACTGTATAACATTTAATTACCATTCCAAATAATATCATATTGTCTCCTTATGTGAGCGGGGAGAGCTGCACCAAACTATTGATAATAACTTCCGTTAATTGTTAATTGTTTGACCCTCCCCGTTTCTTTCGATGTTGTAACATCCACATTATACCTATATCTTATAACTGCGGTTATTAGTTACATTTTTGGAGTTTTTATCCTGCAACTTCCAGCCAGTAAATGCTTATTTAGTTTTTTTGTACTTTACTATTCTTTTAATACTTGGCGTTAAGCTAGACATAGCTTTTGCCTGTTTATATATCTTACTTAATTTTGGATATTTTTTATGTTTACCCCTACCCATCTGCACTAATTTTCTATCTTGTTGGTATATTTTACTTATCATATTTCCTCTTATTTAAATACATCGCTTCTAGCAAGTTTGCGTAGTATGTAATCTCTTGAATTTTTGTTTTGTCTTTTTAACCAGCCTAATAACTTTTTATATACTTTATCTGTTAAAGGGCCCTTTCTGGTATTGCAACGCGCACATATCATTTGAAGATTTGTCTTGATAGAATCTCCGCCGTGGCTAATAGGATTAGTGTGGTCACAAACCATATTGTTAACTTTAAGTATTTCTTTGCAATATTTACATTGTTTGCCGTACGCCAGTAATATAAGCTCACGAATTTCTTTAAGACTAATGTCAAATAGTACTTCATACTCCCTGCTCCTTCTTTTCAATGAAGTTCGGAGTGTAGATGATTTTTTCATCAATCTATGGAAGACACCCTTACTTCTGTTGCCATGATGCTTCTTAAGCTTTGGGAGGAACTTGTCCTCCCAAAACTTCATTCTACTAGTTAATCTACGCTTCTGTTGTTTCATGCCAGTTTATTTGCCTGCGAAAAACAAGCGTAAAGTTTGTTTCGAACTTCCATATTCCAAAGATTAATGACGATGCTCTTCCAGTTTCATCATCAATCCATGCTACGCCTGTTCTAAACAATTTGAATAACTCTATCATAGCTAAGTTATCGTCTAGTATTATTGTTATAAACCATCCCATTAGACTCTCCTTAATCTAAAACTTTCACGCCATTCTACATCTACATCAAATAACTCGCCATCAGTATTTTTGTACATATGAATTTCTTTAATATTAGAATCAGCTTGACCATTAAGACCAATCACTTTACGTGATGCATTCTCTATAGCACCTGAACCTTTACCTGCATACAGGTCTAAGACTTCATTTCTACTGTACTCTCTACTAACTTGTGATACTTGTATGATGATAACGTCCAGATTTACAGCCATATTAGATAAGTTATGAGATATGTATTTAATCTGTTCATACTCTCCTTTAACATCTTTTGGCGTATCCACTAAGTCTATGTAATCAACAACTACAAGATATGGGTTTAATTCTTTTATCTTGTCTTGTATTGATGTTAGAGTTGGTGTTACTGTTTGTATGTGCAGATGTTGTAGTTCATCAGAATGCTTTTTGTATATTTCTTTGTAGTTAGCATTAACTTCTTCTTTTGATAAACCAGATACAATCTGCAAATGACGTCTGTGCATGTACCATGCTGAAAGTTCTAAAGATAAAAACAATGTTGGTATTTGCCATTGTTTGTTTATTCTATCGTTTTTAAAATCTACACCCAATGCAAGATTTTGCGCTAATGTAGTTTTGTTAGACCCTGTTGGACCGAATATGGTAACGAGTTCTCCTGGATATATTTGTGTATCATAACCATCTAAATCAAACATATCTGATAAAGGTACAGTTCTACCTTGGAAGTTTGTTTCTAATCGCTCTTCATATTCCTTTTGTAATGTGCTAGAATCTTTAACATCAATATGATAGTTTTTGCTTTTAAAGTAAATACATTTTGTTTGACAATGTTCTTTCATTACTGAATCATGACAACTGTATCTATAGTTTCCATTGTAAACAGATTCTATTTTTTGTATTACTGATTCTTCGTTCATCATATTGTTATTCCAATGCAATATCATTACTTTTGCATAGTCGCTAGGAACACCATTTCTTTTGAGATAACTAGCTATTCTAAGTAGCGTATTGTGCCTAGAGCCCTGTATTGGGCCATTCCTGAGCATTGTTTGCACACAAGGTACTATCTTCGTGGGCTCACTAACTTTGCTTTGTTGGCGTATTCTAGGGACATCTAGGCATATATAGCCTTCTAGCTCATTATCACCATCTAATACTTCATATGGATATTCAAAACGAGGGTCTTTAGCCAAGTCGTGTATCTGTTGATAAGTATAGTTTAGTGCTTCATGTAATGTGATAGGTATTTTATATAGGTTTGTCTTTTGATTTTTAGTGTGAGAAACTCTATATATTCCACTTCTCATATATATACTGCTATCTATATCTTTAAACAGATTCGACATTGTTTGTTTGACTTGATAGGGCAGGCTATCACTAGCTTGGAAATTGAATACTTTATTTGTTATGACGATATGATAACCAGTACCACTAAAATAACATTGTATACTCTCATCTAAAACTTCTAAAGTATTTAAATGGAGTAGGGTATTACGCAATTGTTTTAGTGTGTATTCATCTGAGTTATCTTTTCTATCTATATCAATAAGTACATTGTCAATACCACGCTTACCGTGATAGCCTTTTAACGTCCTATGTGAATTAGCATATTCTTTTGCATCATCACCGTAGAGATAAACAGAGCGATATAATGGGCTACCATCTTTAGGAAGATAATGTCCAAGCTCGCTGCGTAAAACTAGGTTGCCTCTATTATTAGGGCTTCCAACTGCTATCTCTACGTAGTTCATAGATTAGCTAACGCATTGTCAGCCAAGTTGGTTTGTCCTTTTGGAGCAAAATCATCTTGACTAGCTTCTTTTAGATATCCATTTTCTTTTAACCATTTGATATCTTTATCACATTGCATTCTACCACCTTCTGTATTTAGCCATAGCTTTGGCCACATCTCTGTGTATACTTTGTCTCCTGGCTTTTTAGGCTTCTTTTTGTATGCGTATGCAATAAACTCTTGATTAGTAGTTTTGAAATTATTATTTAAATGTTCTGCGATGTTTGTAATTTCGTTACCACTATCATCTTCCCATTTCTTGTCAATAGTAAGACCACCTTTAAATCCAATCATTTCAAAGATATTGTACATTCTTTTAAGTACACTACCTCCAACAATCTTACCTTCACCATCTTTATCTAGTCTGCCTAGTAAAGACATTTTGTTTGTGTATTCACTGCCCTTAACAGATAGTTCTATTTCCAAGAATATCTCAGCCCAATCTTGGCCTGGGAAATCACCACTTCTATCTTTAAATCCTACTGGACCTACTTCTATTGCACCTAAGTATGAAGACTTAGGAGTTCCTGTTCCTGCGCTTGTTGTTTCTGGTTTGAATATAGCCATTATTTAGACTCCTTATATATATTTTTCCATTCAAATTTAACTTCTTTACCCTTTAGATGAGGACATCTACTACCTGCTTCTATTGAATCATTAGATTTAAAGGATACCATTAATTCATCCTTTTCTCCACGATAAACATAGCCAATAGCGTCACATCCAGCCATAATTACATTTTTTAGTTTACCTGTTAAATCAAGAGATTCTGGTATAACTATAGGATTGCCTTCTGTTACTGCATACGCTACTTTTCTATGACCAATTATAATAAGATGTTCTGCTACTTCTTTGAAATGTGAAATAGTTTTAGCTACCTTTTCACGTACAAGTCCATAGCCTTTACCAAATGCTAAGTCTGCAATAGAGTTGACTCCTTCTTCTTCACATACTCTGCGTTCAGCCCATTCTGCTATTTTATCAATAGTATCAATGGCTATATATTTGTATTTTACTTCTTTACTTTCTTTGATAGCTATCAATGTTTCAATCAACTCATCTCTAGTATTTACTTCTTGTATGTAACCTTCAATCATACGACTACCTTTTTCTGTATCTATAATTAGACAATCATCTAAATTAGATAACATTGTAGTTTTACCAACTTTAGGTGCTCCATACAATAACAGAGTTGAGGGATTTACAGAGACAGCTTTCCTCTTTACTTTTGTTAGTTTCATTGTGTTTTTTTCCTTATTTACGATAACGATAACTCGCCTTCGAAGATTGAAGACGAGCTATCAATTTACTAATTGTCAGGCTGGGAAGCAAGTATTTTTTTGTATTGTCATTGTAGGGAAGTTAAAAGTCAACATTGTTTCGTAAGGACTATTTGTGACTACTTTCCTAATAGCGTTTACAATCATACTACCTGCCATATTTGAACAATAACTTGATGCTTTGACATTGCATGGTTCTGCATCACCTTCATCATCAGAATACCATGTTTTTAAGTATTTATTTAAAGTCAAGTCTTTGAACAAATATTGCTGGTAATGTTCACCGCCCATCCTACCATCTATCAACAAGAATGGTTTAGTTCGTTTGTTTGAACATATTTCTTGAACTGCATGTTTTCTAGATTTCATGCTATCAAAACCTAATACTACAATGTCATTATTGTCTTGATATCGAAACATATTAAAGTATTCTGGTGATTGTATTATTTCTAAATTTCTACAATTAATACTCATCAGATGTTCTTCTAATGCTTCAGTTTTTAACATGCCAATATGTTCATCCATATACTGAGATACGCCGATGTTTTCTGTTGCTACTTTGTCCATATCGTACAA